CTAATTGTCTAAAAACAACTATCAAAAGTAACATACCCCTTGTTAAAGCACCTTTTCTTTCCTTAAAACGAGATGGAAGGGATAGCAACCCACTCTTTAGAGTGAGCAACATGGCTTCCACCTGTTTACAGAAAGTTCGCTTTCAGTATACTAGTGTGAAGAAAATACCTCAAGCCAGGAAATGTGACTGGGCTGATGAGTCTAAACATATGTTTAGACTATCAGAAACAGAAATTTCTTGGTTCAAAGATGTACTAGGTCATAATACCAAGTTCATCAAAAAGGCCATAGGCCTTTGTGACGCTCTTGATAATATATGACTTAACACTAGCCTATCTAGAACAGAAAAGATATCAATCATAAAGACAACCGGAAAGGTTATCCAATATAGATTAGTATCTAAAAGGGATTATGTATGAGATTGTACATGGTATAAACCACGTAAATTCTATAATACAATAATTCCTAAGACTGTCAAAAGATGTTTTGATTGAAATTCATTAAATAGCAGACAAATTCAGGTAGTTTTAACCATCTTTGCAAAGCAAAGAGAGCTAAATGACTATCCGAAAGTAGATATAAGATCAGTTGTCTCAGGGGTAACCCTGGAACAAGGAGAAAGTATATCGAAGATCTGTGATGATTTTAATAAATTAAGTTCAAAACTAAATATTCCTAAATTGCCACAAATGGATGAAATGGAAATTAACCATACGTGGTCCCCTAAAAGCGGACCAAATGGAAAGGTTTTCATTTCATCTTTTTGAGAAGCAGAAGTTTTCAAGACAGAAAAGGAACTTCTAGACTCCATAATCATACTTTCTAAAAAGTATGCGAACGGAGCGAAGATAAACCTTCAACGTCGAGTAACTCAAACTCAGAGTTACTTAGAAAGCTTGATGGAGTTAGGGTTCAAACGTAAGAATGAACCTTGTCTAGGCCGCTTATCAGCTATTGCAGATTACGGGGGTAAAACCCGTGTAATCGCTTTAGGTGACTACGTGACCCAGATAACTCTGAAACCAATTGGTGATGCACG